ATTATTAGAACAGCAGCCAATAACGTTGGCGCCAGTGGAGTATTCTCATCTAGTGCCTTCAATAATGCCTCACTAAACTCCGTTACAAGTTTACCAACTGCCGTTGACGGTAAGATGAAACTGATTTCATCACAAACTGCTTCAGGTGATGCTTCTCTTTCATTTACATCTGGTATCGATTCTACATATAAAACTTATTGTTTTAAGTTTATTAATTTACATACATCATCTGACGCAGATGGTTTTGATATGAATGGTAGTACAGATGGAGGTAGTAATTATAATGTCACAAAAACTACAACAATATTTCAAGCAGAACATAGAGAAGATGATAGTGGTACTGATTTCTCTTATCAAACAGGTCTGGATATAGCACAAGGAACAGGTTATCAAAGAATTGCACAATCAGTCGGTGCAGAAAATGATGAAAATGTTGTTGGTGAATTATGGTTATTCAATCCTTCATCAACAACCTATGTTAAGCATTTTATGGCAAGGGTAGTTTTGAATACAGAGCACGATAGAGCAAGAGAAATGTACACAGCAGGATATTTTAATACTACATCAGCAATCAATGCTATTGATTTTAAAATGACTAATGGAAACATTGATGACGGAACGATAGCACTATATGGGATAGCATAATGGGAACACGAATTACATCACTTGCCAATAACTTTGACACAACAGGAAAGTTAAAGGCAGCAGGTATCAACAATGCCAGTTTAAGTGGTATTACAGCGTTGCCTGCTGGTGTTGCTGGTAAAATGACTTTACTCAGTACACAAACAGCATCTGCTAGTGCTTCTTTAAGTTTTACATCAGGTATTGATTCTACTTATGATGAGTATTGGTTTGTGTTTAATAACGTACATCCTGCTACTGATAATGTTAGTTTTGATTTTAATGGTAGTACAGATAGTGGCTCGACTTACAGCGTTACAAAAACAACAACTTTATTTAGGTCTGGACATGATGAAGCCGATACATTCACACAATTAGGTTACAATTCTAATGAAGATTTAGCACAATCAACAAGTTATCAGCATATAGTTTATGGTTTGGGTAACGACAACGATCAATGTGTAAGTGGAGTATTTAAACTATATAATCCTAGTTCAACAACATATGTAAAACATTTTACATCTACTGCTTCTAACTATTTTGCTAGTAATGGTAATAATCAAATGAATGTAGCAGGTTATTTTAATACAACATCAGCAATTGATGCTATTGACTTTAAAATGTCATCTGGCAACATAGATGATGGCACAATTAGAATGTACGGAGTATCAACAAGTTAATGGGACAGGCAACAAGAAATATCGCTAACAGTTTTACAACCAGTGGAGTAATTACTTCCAGTGCTGTAAACAATACAACTATTAGTGGAATTACTGATATTAATGATTTAGGTGGTTCTTTAATATTAATTAGTGAACAGACAGCATCCGCTGATGCTTCTGTTAGTTTCACATCAGGTATTGATTCGACTTATGATGAGTATTGGTTTATTTTAAATAATATTCACCCTTCAGGAAATACAGGTGGTCTAGGTATTAATTTTTCTACTGATGGTGGAAGTAATTGGAATGTCACCAAAACGACTGCAAGTTTTGTAGCAATGCACGCCGAAAATAATGCAATTGCACAAATTATTTACGAGAATGGATATGATTTAGCACAATCAACAGCAGACCAAGAAATATGTCAAAATATTTATACAGGAAATGATGAATCTATATCTGGTATTATAAAATTATATAACCCAAGTTCTACAACTTATGTAAAACATTTTATATCTAATACTCAAAGTTATTTTGCAAGTGCTAGAAGTTGGCATCATCTTATTGCAGGATATTGTAATACTACTTCAGCTATTAATGGTGTTATTTTTAGATTTGATACAAATAATATGGATGACGGAACTATTCAACTATTTGGAGTGAAATAAATAAAACTATGGGTGCTAATACAAGAGGATTTGCTAACTTACTCAACACAGACGGCACTTTTCTGTCTGGTGCTATCAATAACACTTCCGTATCAGGTATCACTGATTTACCGACAGCTGCTAAGAGTGATTTAGTTCCAATTATCGGCTATGGTTTAGGAAATGATGCTGCTATGGAGCATATTGATGGAGACCGAAGTGGTGTTGCTGTTTTTGATGGTACCTATGATGCTTATTGTTTTACATTTACAAATGTGAGACCAACTTCCGATAATGTAAAGTTTGAATGGAATGCTTCTACTGACAGTGGTTCAAATTTTAATGTGACCAAAACAACAACTGATTGGGCAGCAGGACATGATGAGGGTGAAGTTTTTACTTCAGGAAATTTGTCATATGATGTTGATGCTGACCTTACTCAATCTACAGGTTATTGTAGAATTGCTAGAGGTGTTAGTTCGGATACTGACCATGGTGTGTGTGGTGAATTGTGGATATTTAATGTTGCTTCAACAACTCATGTGAAACATTTTTATAGTAGAGTAAGTCAAAATGATAGAAATAATTTTCTCTACGACCAACACACATCGGGATATTTAAATACTACTAGTGCTGTTGATGGTGTGGCTTTCAGATTCAATTCAGGAAATTTGTCAACAGGAGATATAAGAGTTTACGGATTAAAATAATGGGAATAATAACAAGAGCATTAGCAAATAATATCACAACAGGAGGTGTTGTTGCTTCATCTGGTGTTTCAAATACTAGTGTAAGTGCTGTTACAACTTTACCATCTGGTATCGAATTGAATGATACCTTTCAATTAATTTCAACACAAACAGCATCTGCTAGTGCTTCTATAAGTTTTACATCAGGTTTAGATTCCACTTATGATGTTTATTGTTTTAGATTTTTTGATATTCACGGATCCATCGATGATAAAAACTTCACATTTCAAGGAAGTACCGATGGTGGTTCTAATTATAATACAACAATTATGTCAACACATATTGCTGCTTACCACGATGAGGCAGGTACGAGTGCTAATTTTGGATATGAAACTGGTAGAGATTTAGACCAGAGCACTTCTTATCAACCTTTAGCTGGTAGAGTGGGTGCTGATAATGACCAACAAGTAAGTGGTGAATTATGGTTGTATAGACCTGATTCTACAACTCAGGTAAAACATTTTCTTTCTACCTCTAATTCTGCTTACTATAGTGATTATAGTTTTAATCAATTTGTTGCTGGTTATTTTAATACAACTTCAGCAATCGATGCTATTGATTTTAAAATGGCATCTGGCAACATAGATGCTGGAACAATCAAACTCTTTGGTGTAAGAGATGTCGGAGTAGGTGGTATCTAATGGGAACAATTACAAGAACATTTACAAATAATATTGGATCAAATGGTGTATTAGGTTCAAGCGCTTTTAATAATGCTTCGTTAAATAATGTAACATCTATACCCGGTGTAACTATGAAGTTATTAACGACTGCTACGGCATCTGGTGATGCTTCTTTAAGTTTTACATCTAATATAGATTCAACTTATGATGAGTATTGGTTTATGTTTAATAATATTCATGTTTCGAATGTTAATACAATATTGACATTTATGGCATCTACAGACGGTGGTTCTTCTTACGGAGTGGCAACAACAAATACTTTTGTAGAATCTCAACATAATGAAGCGAATACTATCGCCAGTTTAACATATGACGGAGATAAAGACCAAGCACAAAATACTGGTTTAATATATTTTGGTCCGGCTGCTGATATAGAAGATTCTGCCTCTATGTCAGGTATATTTAAGTTATATAATCCAAGTTCTTCAACTTATGTAAAGCATTATACAAGTATGATACAAGGTATGGAACACGACAATATATCAACACTTGTACTAGGTGGTGGATATATTAATACAACTTCACCAGTAAATGCTATCAAGTTTCAAATGACATCAAACACAATAGATGCCGGCACAATCAAATTATATGGGGTTAGTTAGTATAAATAAGTATAAATAGTATTAAGGAGATATCAATGGCAAGAACAAAATTAGTCAATGGCGAAAGAATTCCTCTCACTGCTGAAGAAGAAGCAGCAAGAGATGCTGAAGAAGCCGCTTGGGCTGCTGGTGCTTTTGATAGAGCAATTGCTGATTTAAGAGCAACAAGAAATCGTTTATTATCAGAAACAGATTATCTTGCTTTATCAGATAATACTCTATCAGCCGAAATGAACACCTACAGACAAGCATTAAGAGATTTAACAAACGGCTTAACAACAGTGGACGAAGTAAACGGCGTCACTTGGCCGACAAAACCATAGAATAAAAAATAGAATACTTCAAAAATAGGTGCTGTTGGTGAAGAAGGTATCGTTATCATACGATATAAGTTTCAATAAACAAATCATATAAATAGTTTCAGATTAATTACTTGAACAGACTACTCTGTAAAGAGAACTAGGTTGTTCATATAATAAAGGAGACTATAACAATGGCACACTTTGCTAAATTAGGAATCAATGGAAAAGTTATCGCCGTTCACGGTTTAGATAACGATAAATTATTAAACGCTGATAGCGTTGAAGATGAAACAGTAGGACAACAAGAATTAGAAAGAATCCACGGTTGGCCGGCTGCTCTTTGGATTCAAACATCTTACAATACAAGAGGTAACAAATATTACAATGCTGATGGTACCGAAGCTGATGATCAATCACAAAAATTAAGAGGTAACTACGCTGGTATTGGTTATTCTTGGGATGAAGATAACAATATTTTTTGGCCACCCAAACCACATAACAGTTGGAGTAAAAATACAACAACTGCAGCTTGGGATGCTCCAATCACTTATCCTTCAGTGACAGATGATGGCGCTGATCCTGTCGTTTGGACATACAATATCTATTGGGATGAAGATGCTTATCAAGCCGATAATACAACAGGTTGGAAAGCA